TATAGAATCATTCAGGAATAATGGCAGACAAAGAAGTAGCGATAAAGATAAATGTAGATGCCGATGGTGGTGCTAAGAGTTTATCTGAGTTAAAGAAAGAGTTTAAGGAAACACAACAGACCTTAGCAGGACTTACAGCAGGATCAAAAGAATACATTAAGACCTTAGAAAGATTAGGAGGGATTAAGGATGATATAGGTGATTTGAATAGTGAGATCAAGTCATTTAATCCTGAAGGTAAAGTACAAGCATTTGGTAATGTAATGGGTGGATTGGCATCGGGTATACAAGGTGCTGTTGGTGCTATGGCATTGTTTGGGATAGAATCGGAAGAGACACAAAAGATGCTATTAAAAGTTCAGGCAGCTTCCGCATTCGCTGATGGTATAAAGGGAGTTGTAGGAATGGGGGATGCGTTTAAGGTATTAGGTAATATCATAAAGGCGAATCCTATAATGGCATTCCTTACTGCATTGTTAGCTATTGGTACAGCAGCGTATGCATTGTATAATCAGTTGAATGGTGTATCATCTGCCACTGCTGACTTAACAAAAGAATTAGAAAAACAAAAGAAATCGACTGAATTATTAAACAGATCAAGTCAAAGACAGATTGATTTATTAACTGCTCAGGGAGGAAGTGAAAGAGAGATAATTGCAGTTAAAGAAAAATTAATAGCTGCACAGATACTTGAAATACAAACAAGCATTAAACTTCATAAATCTAAGGTAGAAGATGTAAAGGATAATAATTCTGTGTTTGAATCAATGCTTAAAATTGAATCATCCGTAAAGAGAAAATTAGGATTGACAGTTGAGGCAGATATGGCTGAAGTAGCTATACAAAGAAATAAAAAAGAAAGAGCAAAAGAGGATGCAGATGCAATTGCAAAAGAAGAACAGGATCTACTTGACTTACAAAATACACTTAAGATCTTAAGTGCTCAGAAAGTAAACATCTATAAAGCAGAAGCTAAGGAAAAAAAACAAACGGATGATAAAACAAGTAGCGATGCATTAAAAGCGTATACCGATAGAGCAGATGCAGAGAATAAGATAGCTGATGATATTGATGCTAAAAATGCAGCAAGAAAGAAAAAAGCTAAGGATGATGAGGCACAAGGTAATGCAGATGCTTTAGCTATTGCGGAGGAGTGGTTGCAGTCAAAAGCTGCATTAGATAAATTCTATAATGACCAAACATTTGCAGGTCGATTAGAGAATCTTAAAATAGATATGGATGCTGAGTTAGCATTGGTTGAGGGTAATGAAGCAGCAAAGCAATTGATTAGAGAAAAGTATGCAGAGAAAACTAAGGATTTAAATTTACAGATTGCAAATGCATCTTTAGATATTGCACAGCAAAGTAATAATGCAATGCAAGGATTATCTGATCTTTTCTTTTCAGTTAAGATGGCTAACCTGGAGAAAGGTAGTGCAGCAGAATTGAAAGCAGCAAAGCAACAGTTTAAAGTTAATAAAGCATTAGCTATAACGAATGGTATCATATCAACCATACAAGGTGTAATTAATGCTCTTACTGCTACATCATCATTACCTGAACCATACGCAACAATTTTAAGGGTAGTGAGTGCAGTAAGTGTAGCAGCAGCAGGAGCAGCGAATGTGGCAAAGATTTCAGCTACACAGTTTAATGCAAGTGGTGGTAGTGGTGGTGGAGGTGCAATGGCATCATTAGGATCAGCAGGGGGTGGTGTAGCATTAGAACCTCCAAGTTCGGGAAGTACTCAATTGAATGCAGATGGAACGATTAAGGCAGCTATGGGTAATAATCAACCAACAATAAAAGCAGTAGTAGTTGAGACCGACATAACGAAATCTCAGAAACGAGTGAATACAATTGAAGAAAGAGCAAGTTTATAATACACAAACAATAAAATACTTATACTTATTAATATGGATAAAGACTTACCGATTTATAGAATGGTTATTGATCCCGACAAAGAGGATTCGGGAGTGGATTACATCGCCTTAGTTGATTCACCTGCGATAGGTGTAACATGGTTTCAATTTAACCATAAAGAGCAGTTTGCTATCAATGAGGAACGAAAGATTATCGTATCACCTGCAATGATTCCCGAATTAAAAATCTATCGTAGGAATGAGAAGATGGGTGAGTTCTATGTGATCTTTGACAAAGAGCAGATTAATATCATGCAGGAGAAGTTCATGAGCAAGAACTACATCAACAATGTAAACGAGATGCATGATGGTTCTAAGAAGTTAGATGGTATCATTATGAAGAATTCATGGGTATCAGATGCATCAATGGGAATCAAAGGACCTGAGATGTTTAGTGATCTTCCTGATGGTACATGGTATATCTCTTACAAGTTCCAGGATGATGATATGTGGAATGAGTTTGTAAAGAGCGGTAATTTCAAAGGGGTATCGGTAGAGGGGATGTTTGATTTAGTTCCATATAAGGAAACTTTTGAAGATCAATTCTTAAAAATACTAAATCAGATTACACAATACTAAATTTAACTATACTTATATATAAAAAACAACATGAACCTAAAAGAAGGAATTGAAAAATTGAAAGGCCTTATTGAGAAATTCAATGTAGAACCTATTGTAACAACAGAACAATCTTTTACAGAAGCTAAGTTGATGGATGGTGTAACTATCGTTCAATATGATGCTCCCGAATTAGCACAAGGTGTAGCGGTTAATGTAGTAACACCTGAGGGAATCCTTCCGATGCCTGATGGAGAATATTACTTAGAAGATGGTTCTATGTTGCATGTTATGGGTGGCCTTGTATCAGAATATGAGAAAGCTAAAGAACTACCTGAAGGCGAAACAATTGCACCAGTAGCAGTAGCAGAACCAACAACACCTGCAACAGGAGAGATGGAAGTTAAGACTGCACCAAAGCGTGTCATTAAGTCACAGGTTGAAGAGCATATCTTCTCTTTAGAACTTGAAGGATTCGAACCAATAAAGGTAGATTTCAGTTCAATGTTCAAAGCATTAGTTGATGAGAACAAAGCATTGAAAGACATCAACAAAGAGATGTTTGGAATTGTTAAGGCAATCTCTAACGAACCATCAGTAGCACCAACAGAAAAGGTTAATAAGCCATTCTCTGTGAAGGATCAAAGAGCATCTTTCAAAGCTGATATATTACGAATTGAAAAAGAATTAAACAAATAAATATTAACTAAATAAATTTAAAGAAATGGCTGGATTTACAGTTTCCGATTTAACAGATTACGTTCGCGAGAATGCGGACAGAATTTTTACAGCAGCAATTACACAAGCTGCGACATTACAATATCCTGGTATCAATATTATCGCAGGTATTAAGAATGCTGAATCAATTATGAACTTCACTAATACTGCTCCTTTTCAAGCAGGTGGTGTATGTTCTTTTAATGCATCAGGTTCTTCTGTATTCTCTGATAGAGTATTGACAGTAACTAAATTAAAATGGCAAGATACTTTCTGTCCTGAGACATTAGAAAGTAAGTTTTTATCTACGAAATTAATCGCAGGTTCTAACTACGATGCTTTGCCTTTCGAGAAGTTAATCGTTGATCAAGTAGTTGCAAACATTACTTCAGGTATGGAGCAGTTAGTATGGCAAGGTGACACTACTTCAACAGGTAACCAAGTGTTGAAACAAATGAATGGTTGGTTGAAAGTAATCGATGCAGCATCTCCAGTATACGCAACAGCAACAGCAGCTATCACTACTGCAAATGTTGTAGCTATCTTTGATGATGTTTACACTAAGATTCCGGTAGCTTTATTGGCAAGACCTGAGTATCCATTAGTAGCATTTTGTGGATGGGATACATTCCGTAAGTTGATCATCGCTCTTAAAGATGCTGATAATTTTAACTTCAATGTAAACACTACAGATGCATACAAGACTGGTCAGATTACATTACCAGGTAGCGGTTTATCAGTTGTAGCTGTTCATGGTTTAAATACTATCGCAACATCTCAAACTAAATACAATGATCGTATCGTTTGTACTTATCCTCAGAACATGGTTTATGGTACTGACTTAGCGAACGAGTATGAAGAAGCTAAATTTTGGTATTCAGCAGATGATCAGAACGTAAAAGGTTCTATCAAGTGGAAAGCAGGATGCGAGATTAACTTTGGATCTGAGATCGTTACTTACAAAAATATCTAATTAATCGGGAGAGGGTAACACCTCTCCCTTAAATACTTATAATCATGCCTTGTATAATAATTAACGGAGTAGAAATAGATTGTGCTGATGCAATCGGTGGAGTAGCTGAGATTTATCTCACCGAGTACACCAATGTTCCTCAAGGGAATATCACAGCAACATCAGGAGTTATTACTGCAATGACTTGTTCAAGTGGTAAAAAGTTTTGGACATTCCAATTAGATAAAGAGAATGGTCAATTTATGTCTACACCTCAAAGAAGTGTTGAGAATGGTACATTGTTTTATGACCAATCAGCTACTTTCACATTGAAGGGTAAGATGACTGCTGCAAGAAGAAACGCATTGCATATCTTATTACAGAATCGCTTAATGGTTATCGTTAAAGATAACAATGGAACTTACCAATTGATGGGCCAAGTTTACGGAGCGGATGTAACAGGTGCAGAAGGAACAACAGGAAAAGCATTCGGGGATATGTCTGGATATACATTGACAATCACTGGTAAGGAGAAAGATCCTGCTAACTTTGTAACACCTGCATTACTAACAACATTAACAGTACCTGCTTAACCTTTTTATTTCATAGTTTTTAGGTTTAGAAAAAGAGGAGTGAATCGAAAGGTTCGCTCTTTTTTTT